TATATCCTGCCGTTTTCTTAGCAATGCTTTTAGGTTGAGCTACAAACTGTTTACCTTTGGCTTTTCCTGCTCGCTTGGCTCGGGTTGTTGCTGCGTATTCCTGGGGGGAAAGAGCTTTGATAGCAGCCTCTGGAAGGTATCTTTCACCCGTGTCAGAAGATCGTTTACCACTGCGAGTCCTCCACTTTTGAGCGGTCCAGTCCTTGAGCGATTGCTGCGGGGCTTTCAATCTTTATACCCCCCACCAGCATCTTTATAGCGCTTAGCCAAAAGCTGTGCTTTACGCGCCGACCACTGGCCTGCTCCGGTGCCTTGCACTGCCTGCCCTTTGATCTTGTTGAACAATGCTTTACGCATGCCGGGTTTGGTGTAGTTTCCAGCTTCGTTCACGCGGGATACCTTACCGCCCTCAGCGTACTCTGTGAAGTCCGTGTTATCACGGCGCTTCTTAAGTTTGCCTTTGGGCATTTTGCTTGGGTTAATTGCGCCCATCCCGCGTGACGACATCATGTTTACACCATCCGGCCTTTGGTTTTGCCACGTTTGGCGCAGCCATCTGCAGCTTTGACGTAGCCACCGCCTTTGTAACCCTTCATGGCTTTATCATAGGCTTCGCCCATCTGAGTGCGCTCACGCTCACGGCGTACTTCTTCCATAGCGCGTTCAGCCACACCGGGGGCGGGCATCATCGACATCTCACGAGCCTGAGCAGCGCGGGCTTCTGCATCACGAGCTGCTGCTTCGTTCTCACTCATGTCAGGAGGCGTTGCCCCCCTCATGGAACCCAGATTACGGGTTTTCTCTTTACGTCGATCACGCGACATCTTATCCATGTCAGCACTTCCCGCCATAAGCCATCTTGACTTGTTTTGCTTTGGTCTTGCCTTTTTGTGCAATACCGTCAGCCGCTTTGGTATAGCCGCCAGCAGAGTAGGCCATGCCGCCACCCATCATCTTTTTGGCCATGCCACCGTGTTTCATTTTGCCAACGCCGTCCGCAGCAAACGCCGGAACGCGTTTACCGTCTTTTTCAACCATGGGCATGCCGCCGCCTGCATAACCGCCTTTTTTCATGCCTTTGGCTTCAGCCATCTCATGTTTAATCATGGACTTCGGAGCGCCTTTTTTCTTCATGAAGGCAACCTCTTTGCCCATCATTGCCTTGGATTCTTTCATGTCACCACCCTCGTTAAATTTACGGCCTTTATCGGCCTGCATGAAATCCTTGCCAACCCTTTGTGGGATACCAAGGCGTTTAGCGGCAGCAGGGTCATTTGCGACCATCGCCATCAGATTGTGTTGAGCTTTCGTCTTGCTGGGCATTTTCACCTCGACCAAGAATACGTTGCACGGTGTCGGTTTCCCAAATGCGGATACCAGTCCACAAGATCGTAAAAAGCGCAGCAATAGATGGCAACATATCGACTAAGGTACCAACGACCGTCACAATGGACAAGCCATCAAGCACCATCTTTCCAGTTTCAGGAGCGGTATCTTTCATTTCAGCAATTCCACGCCCGCAAAGATTTGTTAATACGGCTATTTGGATCTTTGGCTGTTTTGGCAGACGTAAGTTTCTTCTTCATCCCTTTCATCCGGGCACAGAATGAATCACGCCTAGATCCGCCCTCCGGCTGTGGCGGTTTTAATCCCGGCTTCCCAGGATTAGCCTTGTTGTAGCTAGCGCGTCCTTTAGCATTAAGACCGCCAGAGGGGTTCTTACCTTCTTTGCGCTGCCACGCCGGAGTCTTAGCCATACATCACCCGCAAATAAGAGTTACTTTGGTAACTTGATCCAAGGTAACAATTGCATATCCATACTGAGCTTGCCCAACCAAAATACCTTCAGCTGCCATGTATAGACTGCTTGAGGTCGTTACAGACCCCGGAGTATCCATGTACAACCTGGGTGGCGAAGGGTTTGAGTTGGCATCACTGATTGAAATACTGCCCGCATTGGATGCGCCAACGTAATACACGCCTTTAATGCGACACCTGGGCAAAGCCAAAGCACCGCCATACCCAACCGTAATTGCACCAGCCGTTGCAGCACTGACCGTGATGCTTGTGACCGTGGCAAAGTAATTAGTAGAGTAAACAGTCGTGTTGTTACCGCCTGCAACTACCTCAGTGACGGATTGGGTAGACCCAACCGGAATACCAGTAATGGTAAAGTTTTTGGTGGTCTCATCAGCCACTGACGTAATAGATACTTTATAGCCGTACCCATTGATGCCAGGGGTATTTGCAACCAACCCCAAAGCTCCAGCCCCCGAGGGGGTCACTGAGACCACATAAAAATCCGCATCAGCTTTTGGCGATACGGACCATACATCATATTGCTGGGTCGCCATGTCGGCCCCCTATTACTGGTCAGCGAACGCAGGAGCAGTTGCACCAGCCACGATACCCCAAACTTGCCAGTTCGTACTGTTTAACGCAACTACAGTGATCTGGGCAGCAGCAGGTACATTGACTTGAAGCTTGCTGTTGGAGTTACCGTCAGAGAACACAACCGAAGCAGCACCATCATCGGTGTCATTAAACATCACACCACCAATAAAGTAATTGGTGTCTGAACCCGTGTTGATGATGAAGTCCGTGGCATCCGCTGCACCACCGCCATACACAAACGTGAAAGACGTACCAGCAACAGGCGCGGGGAGAGTGTAAGTATTGTCTTGGGTGCCGTTGGGCACGATGTTAACAACACCACCACCGTTCGTTGCAGCAGTCAAAGAAGCATTACCATCAGCCAGCGACACGGGGGTAGCTACGATACCAGAGGCACCAAGCGACACCGCAGCTACAGTAACTGCGCCAGTTGAAGAATTAATAGATACAGTTTGGAATCCGTTCTGTGACCGCACCGGGCCGGAGAAGGTGGTATTAGCCATTCGATCCTCGCATACTAAGTGTGCGCACCAGTCTGTATGCCGTCAGCCAGGACTGTCTGGTACGCAGGTTGACCCTGGGATAACGATGTTGTATCAGGTTGTGGAGGGGGTGTCAACAAGCTTATTGGACTTGCGCAAGTTTTCATCTTGCGTAATGACTTGCAGGTTCCATGGCACGTGAAGCCCACAACAATTTTCACCACGCAGAGGGATTATGTGATCCACCACATAACGCACGCCAGTGGTTTGTGTAAGCCGTTGCGCCACTGCGTATAAATTTTTCATTTGGCGCTTTTGCGCATCGGTGACCCAGTTTGGCGTTGCCGTACGATGGCGGCGCTTACGGTTACTGTTTCTAGCTTTGCGGTCTTCAGGATGCAGTGCATCCCATTTATCTTTAGATCTGCGTTTTTCTTCCGCTGGCCTATGGCTAGCTCTAGCTTTCACAAGCTCTTTGTTTTTTGCGTAGTACCTACGCCCAGCTTCCTTAGCCGCTTCAGATTTAGGTAACTGCTTACGGCGTTCGTTATCAATCTGCCAGTCTTCCTTCATGCACTCAACACATGACCCTTTAGTTTTGCGCAAAGCAATGTGCCCACGAACACACGGCAAACCTGTGAAGTAATGCGTAGCACCTGTAGCTTTCGCTTCAGAACGAGTTTTCGGATACTCCATTTTTACCCCCATGAGTTTTGACACGGGGAATGATATAGCAAAAGAAAAGGCCCCGCAAGGGGGCCTCTCCAACTAAGAAAACTTCCTTAGTTTACAAGCACTTAGGCTCCGGGCGAGCCGTAAATGCCCAACGGGTCAGAAACACCAAAAGAATATCGCTCGCGGCTCTTGTAGCGAGCATTCCCTGTATCGAAGTCGGCGTCCATTGAAGTCTGCAGAGGCGTACGCACAAAATGCTTAAGCCCGTTAGGAACATCAGTGGTCAGGAACCAAGCGTTGGTATCGGTCAAGAAGTGATTGACCGTATAACCTTCAGGAATGGAACCCATGGACTTCAGAGCGTTAACGTCGTTGTCAGCAGTAGCTACACGCAGCTCAGTTTCAAGCAGGCGGGTTGCAACGAACATCAACGACGGGGGAACAACAAGCTTACGGGGCTTGGCAGCGATCAGCAGACCACGCTCATCAGTCCAACCAGCGATCTGAATAACAGCCGCCTCAAGGGAGGTTTCATTCAGGTCAGCCGCAACCGCAGGACGGTTGCTGTTGGTGCCACCAGAGACCAGAGGATGCGCCGTCGAGAACAGACTTACACCGTCACCGTAAGTAACAGCGGAGCTAAAGCCGTTGTTCAGAACAGAAGCAGCCTTGACCTGCTTGGTGTACGCCATGGCACGAGCCAGTGCTTTGGTATACCGGGACGACAGGCTGTCGTACAGGTTGTCCTCGATAGCCTCTTCGGTCAGCGAGAAACCCATTGCAATGGTTTCGTGGTTGTAGCGAGCGGTCCAAGCTTCTTGCGCGTTGTCATAAGCAATCGCGCTGCCCTCGTTCTTCACCGGAGCGGCGGAGAAGCCAGACAGCTTGGTTTCCTCTTCAAACGAACGCTCAGAGGTCTCGGTTTCGTAGATCTCTTTGTGTTCTTCACCGTAACGCTTGTACTCCATACCGAACAGTGCGTTAAGCCCCGGCAGGAGTTCTTTCAGTAGTTGTGCACGTGAAATAGCCATGATTTAACTCCTTTAGGCCGTGGCAGTGGCAGCGTAATACTCATGCTGGCCAAAGTTGAGCTTAACAAGCAGCTCGGGGAACTGGGTAAACACCAGCGTTGCACTAGCACCAAACGCCGCTACCGGAGCTTGATTCAGAACAACCGTGGTTGCACCAGCCGCTGCAGCCGTCGCTACAAACGATCCACTGGGGATGTACTGACCATTCGAAGCAAGCGAACCTACGTCAGTACCCACGGGCAGCGCAAACGGCAGCGCCGAGCAAGTAATGGTTTCAGTAGCAATGCTAGAGAAGGTAGCAGTACCCAGCGACACGGCGGTCTCCTGCACCAGACCCAAAACACGAATGGGCAGAGCCGCAGTCGTAGCCGGAGTAGCGGTGGGGGCAAGCAGGGCGTTTTTACTATTACCGGTATTCAGGTTACCAGTGTTGTTGATGCAGGCCAGATTCTGACCAATCATCGCACGAGCACCAGAAGCAATAACGGTAGTAGCCGAGCAAACAGCCGCTTGGAACACAGTGTCAGGATCGTCGCAAACATAAGCAACCGCATCACCAGCAGCCGTCGAAGCGGGCCAGTATTGCGAGAACTGCTTCTGCTTGGTCGTCGGGTTCGTGTACGAGCAACCCAGGAAAATACCAACCAGAGTACCGGCGGTGCCAGTCGAAACACTGATGCGCTCAAGATTGCCGCGAACCAGGGCAACAAAATCACCAAAGAAGATGTCCGTGCCATACGCGTACGTGATGTTGTACATACGAGTAGAGCCAGCAAACACCTGACCACCGATCAGATTGATCGGCTTTAGCCCGTAAGGGCTATCAACAACAGGGTAAGCCATGTTTAACTCCTAAATTATTGACCACGTCCGAACGTGACCTTGGACTTACGCTCAGCAAAGAGCGGCATCCGAGGATCGTTCTCGCGCATGAAGTTGTTGTCCACCGCCTGCATCTGAGAATCAGCTTGCTGCTGATAATACGCATTGCGATCTTCAACAAGTTCGGTCGGGGTCTTACAAAGCATCAGTCCACCAATGACGATGTTGTCTTTGAACTTATCGTTCTCAACGCTCATCGTTACGATTTCAGGATGATCTGTAGCCTTGACAGGTTCCCAACCTTCTCTAAGCTTTGAGGAAATGTTCATGGGGTCGGCTTGCCCCAGCGTACTGATACGAACCCAGTGAAAGTCCCACCCAGGCTCCGGGTTTGGAGTCGGCAGCAGTTCAGGACGCGCCCAAGATCTGCGACGGGTTTTGCGTTCACGGCTATCTAGTTCACGGTCAAGTCGATTCTCAGCCATTTTGATTCCTCATTTGTTCAGCAACCTTTTGGGCGTAAAGTTCCAGCGGTACACCAAGCCGTTTAGCAAGCGTCACCTGTGTTTGCGTCAGCACGATCTTTTTGGGCGCAGTGCTACGCGTTGCCGGGGCAACCACGTTTGCCGCTTTTTTGCTCGGCTTTGGAGCCGGTGGTTCGTCTTCAGTAGACACAGATTCATCTTCAAACCGGTCAGGGAAGACTTGTCGCATACGCCGGTCGATCCGGTCGTAGTAGTCATCGCTTCGAGGGTCTATACCCTCACGGACTAATTTTTGGTGCAACCCAAGTGCAAGGCTAGTCATTTCCTCATCTGAGCCAAACCACTGATTTTTAGACTGCCAATCTGCGGCTTTTGGATCAGGCACCTGAGTGGATGGTTGTGGTTGTACAACAGTTTCAGTTTTCTGTAAAGGGGGCAGTTTGAAATTCTGAACGCGATCAGCGCGGATCTTTACAGCAGTCAAAGCCTCTTGAGCTTCAACAAGCTGATCAGAATCTCCCGATTCATAAGCCTCTTTATATTTTTTCTTTGCTTGCTCAAGCTCAACAGCAACACGAGCCTTAGCCTGCTCAAGCAAAGCTTCCTGATTCTTATTGACTGAAGCTTTTAGTTTGTTGTTTTCCTCCATCAGTTTTTGGGCCAACTTAAGCGCTTCTTCACGTTCGCGCTGCGCAGCTTCCGCTTTACGTCGCTCGTCGTGGTAGCCCTTAGTAAAGTGCTGAATGCGCTTTTTGACGTTGTCCGAGTAACTATTTAACTCATCTTCTGTCGGGTCTTCAGGAGGCGCAGAAGGCTTACGATTGCGATCTTTTGGCGGCGTGTCGTCCACCACCTCAATCTCAATATCGCTCTCAACTTTAACTTCTTCTTTGGGAGCTAGAGCAGGTGTTGACTCTGCTTTTGGCGGTTTAGGATTAACGTCCAAGACATTTTCAGCAGAGGACACCTCTACCTCAACGCCATCTTTGGGGGGTTTATCCGGGTCAGGGAACTGAAATTCAACTTTTTCAAATGGCATTTTTCACCTCATGCACGCGTAACGCCACGCGGATCGGCAACAACAGCTTCGATGCTGTCGTCATTTAAGAGCCTGTACTCTTGGCCATTAGCTTTGAAGCGAGTGCCTGAGTTAGGGCGGAACATTACAAAGTCACCAACCTTGCACCAAGGGCCATTTGGAAACCGATCTTTATCAGCATAGGCTTGTTCGCCCATGTCAATAACAGCGCCCATCATAGATAGGACGCGTTCCGCATGCTTCGTTGAATCAGCTTTTAACAAGCCAGATTCATACTCCTCTTCTACCTTTGGTAGCGCAATCAGCAGATGGTAGCCCACCGGTTTAGGAAGTTGAGCTTCAAAGTCCGCATCAGTTACCTGAGCATCAGTCATCGTCGTCATCCATATAGTTTTGCGCGAGGTCTTGTACTTCACGCTGTGCGGTCTCTAGTCCTCGAATCAAGCCACACAGTTCTCGGTATTCGGCGTAGTCTTTACTAGCACCGGATACAAGCGAGTCAGCAACCGCGTTTCTATGCGCGGCGATTTTTTCATTCAGCACGTCAAAGACGGTCTTGGCCATTATTAGCCTCTAGGTTTATTGAGTGATGTAGCTACTTTCATTGCCTCAAGCTTAAGTTTTGCCTGATCAATTTGTGCATCCGTCTGGTCTTTCTGCATCTTGCGCTGTACGTCCTGCGCTTTGATCTGCAGCTCTTGCTGCTGCAACTGGAACATAGGATCTTGTTGGATCTGTTGCGCCTGGGCTTGCGCTGCTTTCTGCTGGTTCATCTGAGTCAACTGCTGCCCTGCCTCTGCAATCACACGGCTAAGCTCAACCTCGATACCTTCAGGCAGCTCTTCGTTCGGAGGCGGCAGGGATACGCCAAGCCGCTCCTCCACCATACTGCGGTACTTGAACCCAAGGTGCTCGGCGATATGCGCTTGCAGGGACGCCATAATCTGGTTTGCCATGGGGTTCTGACCAATCGCTTGAGCAATCATGGGGTCCTGCATAAACGCTTGGTGCGCGGTTAAGTGCGCATCGTGGTCCTGATAAATAAACGCTTTGAGAGGTTTGCCAACCAGTGCACCCATATTCTCGGACACAGGATCACGCGGCTTCGCATCTTCAGCAGTCGGCACCAACTTGTCAGCGTTACGGATGCCCAACGTCTCAATCATCTGCCGGTGCAGATAGGGCAAGTCATAGATCTGTGGCGCGTTCTGCGCCATCTGGAACACCGCCTGATACTGCACAACCCGCTGCGCCATCGTGCTGCTGTTGGGGTCGCTTACCGGAATTACCTCTACCGTTGCGTAGTCTTCACTACGCGCACGACGGTCTACACCTTCAGGTATGTAGTCATACGGCTCATCTGCATACTCGGCAATAATCTCTTTAAGGAGTTTGAACTCCTGCTTCATCGCAAAGTGCACACGAGCCTGCACAGCCGTCATCGGTTTAAGTGCACGTTCGAGCAGTGCAAGGGTGGTGCCTACAGGAGCCTGAGCGCTCATGTCGGAGATGTTCATGTCGCTGATTGCACCCAGCCTTCTGCCTTCTTGCGTAATCCGCTCAAGCAGTTGAGCTAAGACTTGTGACGGCTCCTTATAAGGGAGCGTCATAATGTTGTCCCGCACCGTCCCGCTAGGTACGTCCACATCTCTAAACTCACCCGGCGCGATAGGTGTGTCATCGCCCTTAATACGCAGTCCACGGGACTTCAGTCCGCCTGGAAGGTTACTCAGTGTGCCTGCGTCAACAAGCTGCCTGATGATGCTCGTGCCTGCACGGGCATAACCACCGATAATGTGAATCAAACCCAGACAGTAGAACCCGAACCCCGGCACATAGCCATAATGCACAAAGTGCTGACGTGGCCGCTTCAGTGCATCTGTGGGGTCATAGTTCCGCCGAATGGCTAAAACAGTGTTTGTACCCTTGTCGATAGTTACCACATAGGGCTTAGCCAGATCGTCTTCGTCATCTACACCATTAAGCTTCAGCTCGGCATGGATCTCATAGAGGGCATAGCGATCATCTGAAGTTAAGGTAAACCCACCCTCTTCGGCTTTTTTCTTCTCAATGTCCGTGTAAAACTGCACAGGCTCGCCTAGCTCAACCTCACGATAAAACCCAGCAGCCTGCAGATGCTCAAGCTCATTTTTGGTCTTGCGCATGATGTGCGTCACGCGCTCAGCCATCTCTAAGTGCGACGTGCCATAGGGCACGATGACATCCTCGGCGGGAATGTAAATAGATACTTGACGCCCAAGCCGTGGATCAACATAGACCTTCTTAAATGCAGAGCCCGCAAGGCCAAGGCTGTAAAGCATTCTTTCATGCTCACTGCGGTACTCCACCATACGCTCCGTGAGCTGGTAGTTCATATCCGCCTTGACCCGCATGGCGGCTTCTTCTTTTTCTTTGGTCACACGACCAAGAATCTTTGTCTTCACCGGCCCCTGTGCAGGGAAAGTCTCTGCCATAGTCTCGGCTTGGAACCGAATGGCTGCTTCAGCAAGCAACGTGGAATACACACCACAAGCGTCATCCCACGGCTCAGTACGATCTTCGTACTTAAAGCCCAAGACCTCTAAACCCTTAACGTACGTATCTGCCCAGTCTTTACGAGCGTTAATATCCGCATCAACAAGACCCACTAGCTCGCTAGCCAAGTTGTTTAGCTCACCTTCTTCAAGCACCTCTGCTAGGTTCTCATCAAACGCACCTTCACTCTCGGCGTCTTCCGGCACCAGTGTGATCTCTACACTGCCATCTGCAAGAGTGACCATCTCGGGGTTTTGGATTTCAATCTCTAACGCAGGCTGATCCTCCATGAAATCAATCCCTGTTGGTGCAGCATACAAACCTTTATCCATCAAGCTGGTTGCCATGATCTTTCCTAGTAATAGGCACCGCGTTTACGGCGAAAGAAGACAGGATCATCCGGTTCATCACTGGGTAACCGTATAAACCCACCCTGCCTGAATCTCATAAGAGCAAGAGTAGTTGCGTCCACCAAGTCGTCATGTTCCCCTGAAGGAAACGAAGCTACTTCGTCCACTAGCTCTTCAGCCCAACTGGTTCTTGGTACCCACACTCTATGAGACGCAATTACATCTGAGACCGAATTCAGACGGGCAATCTTATCTTGTCCCCGACTGGGCGTATACTCCTGTACAGGTACGCCAACCGCTCGTAGATCGTAGATCAAAGGCGCTCCAGATGCTTTTTTCTCAATAAGCACCCCATCTGGCTCATACTCTTTGTACTCGCGCAACACATCGCGCTTTAGATCTGGGTACTCAACACGCTTTTTATAGACGTTTAGCAGTATGATATTTGGATTGTTACGATCTTCTTCGGGGTAGAAAATGCCCCAGGTAGTACCCGCAGAGTAGTCTGCACGATTGTGTTTTTCAAAAGCGGTATCCCATGTCTGTAGGATATATTCGCACTGAGGTGGGTCATCCTTCTCCCACCACTGCCACCAGTCGCGCTTTACTATTGCGCTCTCGTTCCCAATTGGATTTTGCTGGTACTGAGCCTGCCACTTTGCGTTCGGTAGCTCCTCGCGCAGGGCTTCCAGCTCTTCTTGTGACCAAAACTGAGGCCAAAGAGGGTTACCTGACGGCAAAATTGCAGGAAACTCAATAACCTCCCACTCTTCCCCACCACGGAGAGCGCTAGCTTTTAATACTTGACCCGTTAAGTCTCGTTGTGACCACCTAGTCATCACTATGACGATAGCCCCACCCGGCTGCAGACGCTGGCGGGGGCCAGATGTGTACCACTCATAGACCTTGTCATAGACTTCAGGGCTGGTAACCGCAAGTGCAGCCTCTTGTTCGCTGTGTGGGTCGTCAATAATCAATATGTCGGCACCTTTACCGGTCACCGCACCCCCAACACCAATAGCAAAATAGTCACCACCGACGGAAGTGTTCCATCTTCCAGCTGCTTTTGAGTCAGCCTGCAGGGAAACCCCAGGAAAAACGTCTTTGTACGCCTCAGAATCGACCAGATTTCGTACTTTTCGACCAAAACCCACTGCCAACTCAGCCGTGTGAGACGTCTGAATCACCTTTTTGTGGGGGAACCTACCCAAAAACCACGCTGGCAGCAGATAAGAAGCAAACTCGCTCTTGGTATGCCGAGGCGGCATGTTAATAATCAGCCGTTTTAGCTCGCCAGAGGCAACTCGCTCAAAAGCAGACGCCATCCGCTTGTGATGTGCACCTGAAATGAAGGTCGGCCAGACCTTTTCTACGAACTTAATGAACCGGTGTTGGCACAGTTCACGTTGTTTTAGCCGCTCCAGCTTAGTTAGCTGAGCCTCAAGCACACGTAAGTCGGTTTCGGACAGCTTTCCGCTGTTGAGCAACTGCTCTATATCTTTGAGAGTAACGTCGTTACTCTGCATCGCTCGTCCTCGGGATCACTTCTACCGGCCCAAGATGCGCATCAAGATCGTCAATCGGAGTTACGTCCACAACATCGGCATTTAGCAGCCGCTTGATACGTTCTTTAATGCTGTGCTCCAGCCCTTCACTTGTTGTGTGATGGACTGTAACTTCACTGCGCTCCGTAAAGAGCCCAATATCAGAATGTTTGCCTAGCAGCTCTAGAGCTTTTAATTCAATCTTTGGGTCGCCGCAGTCAGCTAGCAGCAGAAGTTTATTGGTGATGAAGTTTCGCGCCTCTAGCGCGTCACCAAAAGATGGAAAGTTATGCCTACGAACTAAGTCAGCAACGGCTTTAGCCTCTGCGGTTACAGCTACCGACCTAGTTTTAGCCTGCCCTGTTAGAAGGGCCTGGGCTTTATGTACATCATTAGCTGAGTAATCAATTGAAGAACCCAGCTCTTCAAGCAAATCAACTGTGTTTACTGCAACAGCAAGCGCATCCTTAGGCGTTTTAGCTTCTTCATCAGATAGATCAAACGGCAACGGATGATCCGCAGTGGGTTGAATTGTTTGCATATGTGTGCACCGAAAGTATCGGGATGCGCGGACTGTAACAGAAATATATACCCCATAGCAATAAAAGGAGGTTGGGACTCCTATAGGGGGGTGTTTCTATATACGAGGGGGTGGGGGTTGTGCACCACGAAATAAATTTTTAAAAGTGGGTATCGAGTGAGTGGAACACAGTGATTGGGTCCCTCCCCCCCTCTTTGTTAGTAAGTGCTCACTCCCCCCACGGTGGGGTTAGCGAGTACTCACTATCATCGACCTTTCTTTTTATACCACTATTTACTTGTCACGCCGACATGAGCTAGGGGGTTTTTTCGTGTTACTTTCTGGTCATCGGTTCACACCGATACCGCAAAGGCGGTTTCCCTGGTGTATCGGGGACGGACGAGGGCTTCGACTAGCAATGGGTTAAATTCCCTTTCGACTAGCAAGCCAAGGTTTTATCGTCGGTCAACGAAAGGACGTACTTTAACAAATTGCAAACGCTATGGTTTGAGCAAGGGACGGGAAACTCTTTTCAATCGGAGAATCCCCATGAATGCAATCACCCTTTCCACACCCTTGTCCGTCGAAGCTTTCGCGTCCGGGCTTACCGGCTCTCGCGAGTTCGCAATGTCTCACAAACCGGACAAGAACGGCAATATCAAAACCGGCAACCTCGCACACGCATTTGCATTTGCGACAGGCGAAGCCCGGAAAGATATTAGCCGTGCCATGTACGCGAACTGGCTCGCCAATGGAACTTACCGGCCATTGGTGCGCGCCATCGTCGCGCAACTGCCCAAGTCGGCGCAATCTTTCGCGCAAGCTTTGGTCGGTTCCGGCCCCGTGTCCAAGGAAGTGTTTATCTCGACATGCCGTGCCATCGTCAACATGATCGACGATACCGGCAAGGAACCAAAGGGACAAAAGGCTTTCTATTACGGTCTGTGCAAGGCTGTAATCAACGAAGCCAATCGTTCCGACGACAGCAATATCATCGAAGCCTAATCAACCCTTCCCGTCCCGTCCCTTCCTCAAACCATAGCAAGGCTAACGCGATCCCAATGACTAGCAACCATTGGTGCATGGAGTTAACAGCCATGATGACGGGGCAGGCTCGCTTACTAATTCCAAAGGTTTGACAAGATAACCTAAAGGTTACGGTAGTACAAACAACAAAACCCGGATGCAGGACAGGCGCATGGCGCAGGTCAAACCCCAACGTAGATAGTCCGTATGCAACCGGAATCTTACGTAGGCCTACTGGAAAGACAGTAGCACGCAAAGTGTCTGCGGTTAGAAAGGGACACGGACGCCAACCCGGTGCGCGGCGCAGGAAACCGGGCGTAGTACAAACACATACCAACGAAGGAGCAAGCATGGAAACCGTAATCGTTAAAGTGTACCGAGTCAAAGCAGGTACGTTCGTACGTCCAACACTCAAACCAATCGGAGGCGAGCATCCAAAGCCCTACATGCGCGGCGGACACAAGCCACGGAACTGGACTTCAGTCGCGACAGCATACGGTAGTACAAACAAGCATGCAGCACCTGGAATGCGGCAAATCGTATTCGAAAAGCCCAAAAAAGTGTAACAAATGCCATTGTTACAATGTTATACCTAATGTTATGTTACGTTTCACGTAAGTCCTTGATTTTATTGAAAAGTTACAATGTTATAATGTTATGCGGGTCAAATTGAGTTTACGGGCACAGAAAGTGGCCCTAGCTTAGTGAATACCCACACTAACAGTAGGGGCGCTACCTGTTCTCTCACTTTTTTTCAGCATAACATTATAACATTATATATATACTTTTAATAATAATAATAATAAAAACAAGCACTTACATGCACTTTTGCCGGTAACTTTTTTTCGACTTTTTATAACATTCTCTCTGGGGTAAACGTAACGCTCTTCATAACATTGCCCCATCCACGCGAAGGAGTCCCATGCAAAACCAAACAAACCCAAACGTAACATTAACAAACGTAACATCGTGGTGCGTAGTGTGCGC